CCGGGCGCGGCAAATGACCGCCGCGCCCGACCTGAAAGGGGGCTAAAGCATGGGAGCCATATTCAAGCCGGAACCGCTATCGTGGGAAGATATAAACGGCGGGTGCGGCGAAGCCCTATTAGAAACAATCAGAGCATTCATTGAGGAATTTTGCTATATAGACGAACCCGTGAATTTTCCTTACGATGAACAGTTGACAAACGACATTATCTTTTTCGCGGAGGAATGGGAGCGGCTGGACGGCTGGGAATCTTACGGGAAGAAATCGGACGCATTCAAAACGGCGGCGGTTCTCTCCCTGATTGACGGGGCTTTCTTTGACAGTATGGCACGGGACAGAATCGCGGAAAAGCTGGCAAAGGCGGCGACAAAGCCGGATTTAGTCGAGATCATGACCCGCGTTGCAAGTGCTTATTGTCTATATATTGCCTTGAAAGCGCGGATTGAAATTGAAGAGGTTAAAAGGAGAGCGGACGAAGAACGGGGGTGAGAAATCTTGCGGAAATACAGATATTTGACATTCACAGACCGAAAGCAGATTTCCGCGTGGTATCAGTCGAACGACCGGGCGGCAGACATAGCAGAACGGCTGGGAATGAGCGTGAAAACGATCTACCTTGAATTAAAGCGCGGGGAAGAAACGGACGAAAGCGGGGCCGTTATCCTTGACCGCAACCAGCGGCCCGCATACAACCCCGTTCTTGCCCAGCAGAGGTTACAAGCGAACTTCAAGCGGCGCGGGCGCGTCGCGGCGGAGGAAGCGGCAGAAACGGCGGGGGCATAAGCCCGCGAAAATCAAACAGGAGGTTTTGACAGTGACAGAGTTTGAACGAATCACAGAAAGCACAGAAACGCTGGCGGCGTTCCTTGCGTCCTTGCCCTGCATTGAGGGGCCGTGGAACGAAGCTTTTCACGAACGGTTCTGCAATTACTGTCCGGCGAAAGATTGCGACAACTGCCAGTATGAGGAATACCGCAACAATCCCCTTTGGTGGCTGAAATTGAGGGACGAACCCAGCGAGGGGACGAAACAGGCGGCGAAAAAGCTTGCGGCCCTTGTGGAAGAGTATTCCGCGCTGGAAGCTGGGAAAGTGCTGGATATATCCTTGAACGCGGCAAAAATCCTGAACGAAGAAAAAGACATTGATTGGGCAATGGCTATCAGCGCGGCGCAGTCAATAGGAATCTATGACCGGGGATAGTTCACGGGAGAACACGAACGGCACTAATAACCGAATCAAGCCGGAAAACTTCAAGTTTTTGCTGGCGTTCTAACTGTTCTATTCTCCATCTTATAGAATCCTGATCTTCACCATACGGCGACAAGGCTTTATAGATATTCCCAAAGCCGACGGCGGGGCCTATATCTTCATATATAGTGGGTTGAATTTGCCGTATCAGATTAAGAAATTGAGCGTCGTTCATAGGCGCGAACCCCCCATTCTGTATTTTATTGTATTTTACCATAGATCAGAGGAAAAGGAAAGACGGTGAAGCATGAATAAAGAAAAAGAATCGTATGTGATCGAACTTGACCCGGCGGAATTGGAAAGGCCGCTGACCGCAGAGGAAGAAAAGGTGCTGCAAAAATTCAAGCCTATTTTCCGCTATGCAATAGAAAGCGGGAACGAGGCGGGAGCAATAACAATAATGCCGATGGGTGAAAGCGCGGGTATAACACTTCACGGCGAATCAGAGGTTCGGATATTTATAAAACTACTGCTTGATTCTTTCCGTGAAGCGGGAACGGCGGTGCGGAATGCTTGAAATCGTCCCTATGACATTAAAGGAAGCAAACGCATTCGTCGAGCAGAAGCACCGACACCACGGGCCGGTTGTCGGACACAAGTTTTCAATCGGGCTTTCAAACGGTGAAGAAATCGTGGGCGTTGCCATTGTGGGCCGTCCAGTTGCGCGGCATTTGGACGACGGCTGGACACTTGAAGTAAACAGACTTTGCACAGACGGAAGCCGCAACGCCTGTTCTATGCTATATGCCGCCGCATGGAGAGCCGCCCGCGCTATGGGGTATAAACGCCTTGTAACCTACATTCTGGACACAGAGAACGGGGCAAGCTTACGAGCCGCCGGGTGGAAGTGCATAGGGCAAGCTGGGGGCCTACGATGGACAGGGAAACGCCGCCCAGAAGTAGACCTATACCCGGCACAAATGAAAATCAGATTTGAAAAGGCGGTGCAATGATGGACAAGCCGAAATTTCTTTACATCGTGCAGAGTTCGAGCGGGCGCACGCTTCACATTTGGGCCGCGTCCAGCAATCAGGCAAAGCGGGAGTTTTGCCGGGAATACGGGATAAGCCCCAGCGACTATTGGTGCGGCCTGTCTGACCTGACCGCCCGGCGGTTGACACTGGAAGAGATCAAGGCATGGGAGGAACAGGCGGAAGCGAACCGCGACACCCTGATTTTTATTCAGGGAATGCTGGAGATCGGCGCGAAAGCCTATGCGGAACGGAGGTGCGTTGTATGAGCGTTTGCCGCGGGTGCGGGCGTGCTATCGACTGGATAAAGACGACCGCCGGAAAGAATATGCCCGTAGACCCTGAACCCGTATTCGTGATCGAGGGGGACGGGCGCGACCGTTTCGTGACGGACGACGGCGCGGTGGTTGTCGGGCGGGTTGCCCGCCCGGAAGAGGAAAGCCGCGATCTTCCCGTTGCCTTTGTGCCGCATTGGAAAACTTGCCCGAATGCAGGGGATTTCCGGCGGAGCGGGAGGGGGTGAGAGTATGAAGCGTCAATTCTGCTTGCCTTGCTTTCTTGAACTGCAAAAGGCCGGAAAGCACAACATAAAGCGCGTGGGCGGCAGGAATCAGAAAATCACGTGCTGGCGGTGCAAACGCCGCCGCTATGGGACTGACTATGAGATTTCCCGAAAGGGGGGCAAAAATGATTAAGTTTTTAATCGGCGGTTCCCCTTGCACTCATTGGAGTATAGCGCAATGCAAGGCGAGGGAAACAGAGCCGGACGGAATCGGCTGGGAGTTGTTCAAGAATTATCTTATAGCAAAAGAAAAGTTCCGGCCTGACTTTTTCCTTTATGAAAACAACAAGAGCGCGGCGCAATCAATCAAAGACCGAATTTCGGAAGAGTTAGAAACGCCCTTGCAGTACATAAATTCCGCCCTTGTGTCGGCGCAGAACCGTTGGCGGTTTTATGCCCATAACATACCGAGAGTTGAACAGCCGGAAGATCGTCACATTATGCTGGCGGATATTCTGGAAAGCGGGATATGCGACCGCGAAAAAGCAACTTGCCTTTTGGGGACATACGACCATGCAGGAGCAAGAAACTATTTGAAGAAAAATCACGGGCAAATGATATTTGAGCCTGTAACAGAACAAAGGGCTTTCCCCGTGGGAACTACAACAGACGGGAAAGCGTATTGCCTTACGGCGAACTATGCAAAAGGAAGCAATATCAAACAAACGGTAGGAAGCCGGAAAAGAACGCTTGTCGCTGAAAGAGTGATTCCCCCGGCGGCGTTTGCGGGGCGTGTTGTAGGGCGGCGTATAAACGAAGCGGGACACAGGGACGACTACAACCCGGATATTCCGCACATACAACGCTTTGAAGTAAACATCGACCCGCAAAAGACAAACACAATTTCAACAGTTGGAAAAGATAACATGATAGCAATTCAAACAAACAACACGATGAAAGAACGCAAGATTTACGAAGTGAGAAATGGGAAAATCCTTTTCAACGGCGTTAGGTATGAAATTGCATTGCCGGACGGGTTTTACACCATTCGTCCGCTGACCGTTACGGAGTGTTGCCGATTACAGACCTTGCCGGACAATTACTGCTGGATGGCGAAAAAGTCACACGCATATCGAGGGCTGGGGAACGGGTGGACGGCGGAAGTTATTATACACATTCTTTCCCATGCGCTGGCCGGAATACCGAAAAATGAAGAAATTGTGGTTCTTTCCATGTATGACGGGATAGGAACCGGGCGTTATTGCTTTGAGAAGCTGGGGTACAAAAACATTCGGTATTTTGCGTATGAAATCGAAAAATCCGCAATGGAAATCGCGTCAACAAATTTCCCCGATATAGTGCAATGCGGCGACGCATTCAGCGTTCGGGAAAGCGGATGGGGGTTGCCATTATGACACGTGACGAACTGAAAGCGGCGTTCGATGAACAATGCCCGGTCATTCACGGGGGCATTACATATCAGCGCATTTCCGCCCTGATTAGCCGCAGGGAACCCGGAAAGCGGCGGGCGTTCCTGCAAGCTGAACTAATGGACAGAACCGGGCGTTCGGTTACGATTGCCGACCCTGACAGAATCGAAAGGAGCGGGAGCAATGCCGAAATATGAGTTTGTCGCCGTCGATTTCGACGGGACACTTTGCACCGACACATTCCCGGAAGTGGGAGAGCCGAAAGCCCTTGTCATTGACTATGTGAAGCGGCTGGCGGCGGAGGGGTCAAAGATCATTCTTTACACCAGCAGGGAGAACGGAACGCGCCCTTTGCTTAACGAAGCGGTGGCGTTCTGCAAGGCACAGGGAATCCCCCTGTATGCGGTCAATGAGAATCCGGGAAACCCGCACGCCGCGAAAAACGGTTTGAAGCATTCCGACGGGCGGAAAGTGTTTGCCGATCTTTACATCGACGACAAGGCCGTGAACCCGCTTGCAATCGAAGCTTTCGGCGCGGCGGAAATTATCGCCCCGGAAGTACAGAGGGTTTCGGCGGTTTTGGGTCAAGTTGTGGAAACGCTGACCCCGCCTTTATGGAGAATCGCGGTATATACGCGGGCGGTCATGAGGGGCGGAAGATGAAGCCGATCAAGATTGAACGCCGGAAACCTGTACGGCCCCGCAGGAAGCGGCAGGGGTTCCCGTGGTATGAGCGGGCGGAAGTCTGGACCGTTGCGAAATATGCGGTCCTGACCCTTGCGGGAATTATGCTTTTTCAAGCGGGACAAGCCCGCGCCCTGATCGACCGCGGCTATGCCGCAATAGGCGGAGAAGTGTTCACCCTGTTTCTGCCAGCCTATTATTTCATCATTTCAAAGCTTGCCCGCGACGTTATCGCGGACAAGCAGGGCAATTCAAAAAATAATTAGGAGGTCAAAGGACCATGAAAAGACTACAACTTTCAACCCTGAAAGACGGTGCACGGTTCGTTTATGGCGGCGTGGAATGGGTCAAGCTTGAACATCTATACACTGAATCCGGCAAACTGGAAACGGTTGCCATTGCCGCCGAACCCGTCTTTGAACGGGCTTTCGATGAAGAAAACTGCAACGATTGGCGCAAGTCGTCCTTGCGCCGGGAACTGAACGGCCCGTTCCTTGACACGCTGATTGCAGAGGGCGCAGACCCGGCGGCGTTCAAGGAGTTTGAAAGCGATCTGACCGCCGACGACGGTATGACGGACTACGGAACCGCGCGGGACAAGATCGCCCTGATTACGTGCGATCTTTACCGCGAACACCGGGCTTTGCTTCCGAAAATCGGGTGCTGGTGGTGGACGCTGACCCCGTGGACGTGCGACCCTGAATACTCGTGCAACGTCCGCATCGTCGATTCCTCCGGCGCGATGAACTGGTTCAACGCGTACAACGGCTACTGGGGCGTTCGCCCGCTTTGTCATTTGGAATCTTCAATCTTTGTATCTGTTCCCGATGAAGAGGGAATGCAGATGAACAGGGGCGAAGCTATCGAGGAAGCCCGCGACGCGGTGCTGGACACGCTGAACGACTACCCCGCGGACCTTTGGGGCGACGCGCTGGGCGCGGCGGTTGCGTCCCTCTTCCAATCAAAGCAGGACGCGGCAGACATGGCAGAGGAAGAAAAAGCAAGTCGAGAGATCAGCACGACCGAAACGGAACCGCCAGAGGGGATTTTTTAAGCCCGCCGCGGTAAAAACTGCATAAGAAAACCGCCCCGCGCGTTTTGAGAGAACGCGCGAAGCGGATTCCGCCGATGAAAATAAATCATCAATCAACCTATGGAT